CTGATAGAATTATATGGATTATATTTAGCAGGAACAACCATTTCTCCTTCATGAATCATTGCTAACTGATCTTCAGGAACATATGGCGTGCCTTTTGCATAACCGTGTCCATGACCAATCACTTGAAGCATACCAGGGTCACCGTAACGCCCCATTGCATAATGAATTGCAGCAAGTGCATTGTCATATCCGTTAAAGATATTTCCATGCCCTGGGAATTTATTTGCATTGAATGTGGCCGAGATGGTTTGTAACAATCCTTTGGCCAAGTCACCAGTAATCGTATTAATATCAGTATATCCACCTTGGACGGCTTTCTCATTACCTCCTGATTCACTTTGTACTTGCCTTAACCAAGCATTTACATAGTTTTCAGAAGTTGATACACCGTTCATTGATAGAGCTTTTTTAATAACTGGTCGCCAGCGTTCGACACCAGTACCAGAGGGGCTTTCTGAGCCTTCTGAGAATGCCTTTTCAATCATCCCCATCGCTCCATTAGCTATAGTAGATATCCCACCAGTCGCAATAGATAACGCAGGTTCAACTGCTTGAGAAAGATTAGTAAACTTGCTTATTGCGATGTTTAAAATCTTTTCTGGATGAGTGGCGTAGTCCCAAATATCGCCAACCATTTCTTTGGCTTGGTTCCATTTTTCGCCCATCCAATCACCGATACCATTTGCATAAGCAGGAATTCCTGACATCGCTTTGGCAGTTTTAGCGCCGCTCAGTACTTGGGTTCCTTTTGGCAAATCAACCATAAGATTTCTCACTTTAGGGAATAGCCCAGTTTTACCATCAGGTGTTCGATACAGTTCTTGCCATTGGCTACCTGAACCATCATTTACTAATGCTGGTCCTCCTGGGTGACCGTCAGTACCGTTAGCATATCTTGGTACACTCCAGTGACCTAATCTATTACCAGAACCAACTTTACCGAGAACCCAGTTAATACCATCGATTACCCCATTAACTGCACTACCAATAACTCCAGCAATACCATTCCCGATTGCGGCTGCACCTCTTCTGACTGCATTTACTCCGCTTTCAAGACCTGAGCCGATCTTTCTTCCCATATCGGAAGCCCACGAAGCAACACTGTCAAATGCACTTTTGGCTGTAGATTTAATAGAGTTTGCGTAACCACCCATTCTATCTTTCATATTAGACCAGGCGTTTGAAGCGTTGTTGGCAGCATTGCTGGCAGCATTTGAAACAGAACTTCTTACATTTTCCCAAGTGGTTGAGGTGCCGCTCTTTATCTCATTCCACTTACTTGATACTTTCGAACCAATAGAATCCGCTGCACTGTGTACCGCTGTTTTAGTATCATTCCATTTTGAAGAAGTCCAATTTTTCACATTGTCCCAAGCATCTGATGTACCTTTTTTAACTTCAGACCATTTTGTAGAAACTTTTGTACCGATGGAGTCAGCAGTATCGCTTATGGATTTTTTGGCATCATTCCATTTATCAGATGTCCATTT